TTTGCTTTAGCAGGGCGTGCTGCAAGCATAGCCAACAAAGCTAGTAAAGCAAAGTTCCTAGTTGATCCTATGGTCAAAAAGATCGGTGGCATGGCCTTCAGTGCTGGCACTGGTGCTTTTGTTGACTACACCGTAGAGATCAACCAAAACGACGACAACCTTACCGGTACACTCAAACAAACCTGGCCTCGATTCTATCGTTGGATTCCTGATGATTTGGCAACTTTGCCATCTGACGGTGCTGACATGAAGCGAGCAAAGAATGTTACTGAGGGTGTTTACCTAGGTGTCGGCACAGACATCCTAGTTGGTGCTGCAAAACTTGCAAACGGTTTGCGTGGCCTCACTACAGAGTACATTCCCAAGAGTGAAAAGGCTAAGGGTGTTGCAGAAGCTGCTAACGCACAACAGGCTTTGAGCCCAGAAAACGCTGCTAACTTCTCTGCAGCAAAACGGTCTCAAGCTATCGATAACATTGGTGAGTATAATTACAACAAAGCCCTCCAAAAATTTGACGGAGATGTAGAGCTTGCACTGTCAGAACCTATTTACGGTGTGCACGATGTATACGGTGCACAAGAGGTAGTAGGACGTTCTGTAGATGGTGACGTAAACCTGGCTGCAGTTGACGCATGGCAAGTTGCTACAAACAAAGGTGGCAGTGTCGATGGTCGTGTTGGCAGCATGGTCACTGAGTCGTTCCTCAAGGAAGGCCTGGAGCTTGATCGTGACATGACAATCATGATTAAAGGTATTGGCTCACAACTCAAAGATACAAAAATGGATGTCAAGTTTCCTAACGGGGACTACGCCACTGCTGCTGAAATTGCAAAAGTTGGCGATGACATGGCGTCAGAATACCTGGAACTTCCGTTTGAGCAAGTAAAACAGCTCTTTATGGAAGACATCAAAACATCAGGTATTGTTGACCGTGGAGCTGGTATTGAAGGTCTGAGCGAAAAAGGCATGGAAGCCGCACGCTTGATGATCAAAAAATATACACATGATTTGATGAACCTGGATGATGTCAAAGCAGAAACGTATCTAGCAACTTCTTTGTCTGGACAAGTTTCTGACATTGCTCAGGGTATCCGCATGACAGAAGATACACCAGCTATTGAAAATGCTTCTAATCTTTTGATTGACCGCATTGAGTATCTTATGGCTATGCGTGGCCGGTCTGCATACATCCGTGGTCGTGCGCTGAATCTCACTAATATGTGGAACCGCATGACGCAGACAGGCAGTAAAGCAAATAAGATGGCTTATGCCAAACGTATTGACAGAATTATCAAAGAAGAGTCAAACGAAACGCTTAGAGCTATTGACAAGATTAGACTTGATGCAAAGCAAACTGCTGACATTCTCCGCGAAGTTCGTAAGGATCAGCCTGAGTTCTTTGCGCCTCTAATCATGGCGTATGAGTTCACTGATGGCAAAGTCAACACGATGGCCTCTTTGAACAAGTTCCTTAAAAACTCTACTGCCACTATTTCCAAATCATTTATTGATAGAGATCCTGGCACACAGTCAGTCATCCTGAATGCGTTCTGGTCTAACGTTTACAACTCTACTCTTAGTGCTTTTGGTACTCCGATCAAAGCAGGCTTTAGTAACATTGCTGGTCTGATTGAAAAGCCTATTGGTGCGATGATTGGTGGCATAGCCTTGGGAGATATGCAGCAGGTGCGTCGTGCACAGTATCAGTTCGCTATGAACTTTGAGGTACTGCAAGACTCACTGAGCTATATGTCTCAGGTATTTAAACGCAGTGCTACTGAGGTCAACGTCGCTGATCTACAGCGTGAAAACCTTATCCAAAAGAGTGAAAGACAGATTGAAATTTTAGATGCTATTGCCCAAGCTAAATCTGCTAACGGCGAAGAAGGTGCAGCAGTTGCTGTAGAACGCATCAAGATGATGAATGATCTGGCAAATCACCCGTGGTTGCGTTTTGGTAACCGTGCTATGCAAGCCTTGGATGGCTTTACACAGAACATGATCATGCACGGAGAGATTCGTGCCCGTGCCTTTGACAAAGTAACGCAAAACGGCAAACTTCCTTTCGATGAAGCGAAAGCTGCACAGCACTACGCTGAAATCAGAAAAGAAATGTTTGACGAAGACGGTCTAATCAAAGATCGTTTTGTTAGGTATCAATCAAGTGAGCTTGCTATGTCGCTAGACAATGAGCTTACAAACAGTGTATCTGGCATGATACAACGGATGCCTATGTTGAAACCGTTCTTACTGTTTACAAAGACTCCTGTCAACGATCTGATCCTTGCAAAATCGTACTCACCTCATAACTTGTTTATGAAAGAGTACAGGGATTTTAGACTCAAGCCAACAGAAATCCCAGCAGACCAAGTCAGAGAACTTCTTATGAAGCGTGGCTTGAAAGACGGTGACGTTGCTAAGATGAGCATGGAAGAGATGTATATGAAGTACGGAGAAATTCGTGCGGATCTTGTCGGACGTGCTGCTATCGGTAGCATGACTGTGGCTGCAGCTATTGGTCTATTTATGACTGATAGAATCACAGGCAACGGACTTGCTGACAAAGAAAAGCAAGCTCTTCGACGAGATACAGGTTGGAAACCTAGGTCTATTCGACTTCCTGGTGGTAACTGGGTTAGCTACGATAACCTTGGCCCAGTGTCTAACTGGTTTGCCGCTGTGGCTGACGTAGCAGACAACATGGATTCACTGACTCCCAATGATGTTGGTGAACAATTCCGTAAACTTGCATTTATTCTTTCAGCATCGGTTACTGACAAGTCATTTATGGCAGGTCTAGAGCCGTTTATGGACGTTGCTCGTGGCGATGTTGGTGCACTCACCCGTTGGGGTGGTCAGTTCATGGTCGCTGCAAACATGCCTTTGTCTAGTCAAATGGCTGAATTGTCACGTCTTATTGATCCAGGCTTGAAAGAAGTAGAATCAACTATCTTTGACATGGCACGCAATCGTCTACCTTTGTTAAAAGGTCAGATTCCGCAAAAGTATGACTGGATTGACGGTGACCGCATTGGATACCCGGACAAAGCAGGCAACATGTATGAAGGTTTCATGACTCGTGTCTGGAACAACTACATGCCTTGGAAAGTTAGCGGAAAAATTTCTGAGGAAAAAGAATTCCTGCAGATGGTTGAGTATGACGCACGGCCTACGTTGCGTACAAATGGTAAAGGCGTGGAATATACACCTGATCAAAGGTCTGAAATCACTAATATCATGGGTAGAGAAGGCTTCTTTAAGGACGGAATTAGGCGTGTGATGAACTCACAAGATGGCAAAGAATTCCGTAAACACTACATGCGGATGATTAACAAGGGTATTCCTGTTGATTTGTCCACTTTTAGAAACCTCCATAGCCAACTAGACTTTGAGTTGCGCCTTGCTCAACGCACTGCAGCAGCTATGTCTTCAGATCTCGATGCCATACAACGCAAACAATATATCAACAGCACTATTCAAGAATATCTACAGTTCGGCATGGAAGATGAGGCTGAATTGTTTCTTGAAAAAATGGAAGATTTTTCCTACTAAAAACAAAGTGAAGCTTTATGGCAGTAACACAAAACACATACACAGGGAATGGTTCAAACACGAACTTTTCAATTACATTTGAATATCTAAAGCAAGCTGACGTCAAAGCAAGTATTGACGGCGTTGCTACAACTGCATTTACTCTCAGTAACGCTACCACCCTTAGCTTTAATACTGCCCCCGCTAATGGGGCTGCTGTTCGTATCTTCCGAGACACTGACATTAGCAGCCTCAAAGCTACATTCTTCCCCGGATCTGCAATCAAGGCGGAAGATCTCAACGATAACTTCACCCAAAACAACTTTGCAACTCAGGAAACTGATAATGAAGTTGTAACTGCGAACGCAACGGCAAACACGGCAAAGACCACGGCTGATGCTGCGACTGTTGCGTCTAACACTGCGACTGCTACAGCAAATGCCGCGACTGCAACCGCAAATACAGCTCTAACAAATTCTTCAAATGCGG